AATTACGCCTTGGACTGACTATACGGGCACTAGGTACGGAGTAGATACTGGCACTATGGCTTGTATTAAAGACAGCCAGTTCGCCTATACTGAACAAAATCCAGTCAACTGGAGAGCAGGTTTTGCAATATTGACCTTTATTAACGGCAAAATGATGCCACCTGAATTGGCAGAAGTTATTAATGAGGATGAGGGTTTAATTTACTTTCGGGGTCAGTTGCTAAAAGTATGAAGATTACGCCTGAAATTGTCCGCAATCTGTATAGTGCCTTGTATTGCTGCCACCCATTTTCTAAATGGAATCTTCCCTTACCTGAAGAAATCGACTTTCAAATAACGCATGACCCTGATGTAATGGGTACATATTTGCTAGATACGGGCGAGGATTACGAACACACCATTACTATATCTTCGGCTCGATGCGGTCACTTGATGACAATCTTAACCACGCTATCGCATGAGTGCGTTCACATGAGTTTTTATCGTCAAAAGGGCGATAAATGGATGTCACATGGGGCAGAGTTTCGTAGGCGTTGCCGTATGGTTGCTGAAGAATTCGGGTTTGACCCCTTAGAATTGTAGCCATATCCAAAACGCTATAAAGGGCAATAGCACTATAAACAGCCCAAAATAAAACTCCCAATCATTCATCTAATCGTGCCTTGACTATACCTAGTAAGGTATCGAACTCAACTTCGTGGTATCTCTCAAAAGCCTTTGCTCCGAGTCCATGCACACCTGTAGCACCTCTGTGATGCTCGGTACATAAGGGAAGTATTGGTGCATTTGCCCGTTTACCCCCGAATCGTCTGACATGGTGAAGCTCTGCGGGGGTGTCATTGAAGCCCAAGTGGTAGCATAAGACGCAACCAAGTCTTGCAATATTGTCATTTTGTTTTCTTTCTTTTTTATTCATTGGCGTATTCGTACCACATCGTATAAAAGGCTTTAAAGTCGTCAACCCCTGTGCCGAGTTTAACGCATGACCCGTAGGATTGAACTTGCCAATAGTCTTGAATTACTAGCCCGTCATCTGTGTTGCCTTGCACAATAACGACTGTAAAGTTAGGCGTTTTAGCAAAGGCTTGCAATAATCTGCGTTGGCCCTCGCTAACCTTTTCATTGGGGCGTTTCCACTCCATCACCAAAAACTTGCCTTTACGCTCTGCAATCCCATCTATGTTACTGGGGCAAAAATGTGGATTTGTAGGCAATAGCCCTAAGAACGCACCATAGTCAATATGCGATGCGAAAGCGTTACGCATTATCTTATTGAATGTTTGCATTGTTTTGCAGTACATCCTCTAGTTCTTGGGCTAAATCGGTTACATCACAGCTTTTTAAATAGGCTTCAGTTGCCTGATTTTTTAGGCAAAATTCATGCACTTTTTTAATGGCTTGGTTAATTTCTAGCATTACTTCAGCGTAATCTCTCATCGGGTCAACCTTTCTATATTTCTGTCATTAGCTTGTTGGGTACGCCATGCTTCAAAACGCATCTTGGCGGCTTCTAATTGCCATCTAAGGGCTTCTTTTTGCTCTACCGCTACACCTATGGCTTTGCATAAGTCTTGGTATTCAGGACTGCGGTAGGCTTCTCGTTCCTGTGCCCCTAGCGACTGTTCTTCGGTTTGCGACATCTTGATGGCTTTAAGACTGTGCCTAAAGTTCTCAAGCTGGGCTAGTTCACCGCTTGCTTTAGCGTATTGCGGTGCGGTTTTAAATATAAAGTCTATTGCTTCGTGTGGGTCATATTCTTTCATCTAATCTTCCTTTAAGGATGTTCCATGCTGTTGCTGCCACTTGTGGTACTTGTCCGTTTCCAATGGCTTTAAGTCTGTCCACTCTAGTGGCCAATTCATCATCCACTCTGCAAAGGTTGGATGTAAATTTCTTCCATTCGTCAATCGATAAAAATCCGTCAGCTTCGCTCCAAACTCCGTTCCTGTTGTTTGGCTTGTCCGAATAAATCGTTTGTTTTTGTAAGTTATTCCTATTTTGTTTCCGTTGTATTGGTCTGAAGCTGTTGGAGTAGGCAAGTATCCAAACTCTTTCTCTTCTGTGATGTGCTCCAATGGAATCTGCTCCCAACACGCACCATTCTGCATTGAACCCCATTTTGGAAAGGTCTGAAAGGACTGTTCCGATTCCTCTAGTAACGAGCATTGGGCTGTTTTCCACAAAAACGAATTTTGGTCTAACTTCGCCAATAATCCTTGCCATTTCTTTCCATAAACCACTTCTTGTTCCTTCAAGTCCGTCTGCTGATTGGTTGGCAACTGACAGGTCTTGGCATGGAAAGCCGCCCGATACGACATCAACAATTCCTCGCCAAGCGTTTCCGTCAAAGGTTTGAACATCATCCCAAATCGGGAAAGGCGGGAGTATTCCGTCATTTTGTCGGGCAAGCAATACGCTTGCTGGGTATGACTCCCATTCGACTGCACAGACTGTTCGCCATCCGAGCAAATGTCCCCCAAGTATTCCCCCACCAGCACCTGCGAAAAGAGCCAACTCATTCAATCCATTCCCCCCAATTACCTCTGTTTTTTTTACTATATTGGTCAGCGTAGCCTTTAAGTAAATTACTATCAATTTGGTATTTTGATAGGTATTCTCTAAACTTTGCTAACCCCCATTGACTACGCCACTTGCATAACTGCCGTACTGCACATTGGTATTGGTGTTCAGTCAATCTCCATACCCATTCGCATCATACATTTCTTTTTTAATGTTTCGTAGCTGTCATACCCGTTACCCAGTATTCCTAGTTCACGAGCTTTGTTTTCAATACCTTGTTGGCTAAACATCCAAGACCTATCCACCTTTTCTTTGGCGGGGGTCATGTCTAAAACATCTTCCCACCTTGCGGCATTAATCCACGATGCGGGGTACGGGATATAGTCTATTTCGGTGCGTTTAAGTTGCCAATGTCTAAGGTGCTTGGGCAAGGCTTCTAAGGCTTCACGCTTTTCAAGGTCAGTCAATCTTTTCCAAGCAATTTCAGCTTTTTTCTTTGCGACCTTTTTGGGCCAATTAATCCAAAAATTTTCAAAATCCACACATCCCCCTATTTTGTTGCAAGTATATAAAGTCCAATATTACTAAAAGCATAACCGCTATATACAACCGCCATAGCTGTATTACCTTTAAAGCCTTGTTCTATACCTATATAGGTATAAATTACAGCAGTCAAAATTATTAACCATCCACTCATTTAAGCACCAATGTACATTTATCGCCCAATGCTTTTCTTTCAACAGTTACCTCACATAACCCATTAATAGTTTTAAGTTTTTTTGCTATGAATAAGCAAAGGTTTTCTAAGGTAGGCTGACCCAATTCAGGCACATTGTCTAAAAACTCATGGTCTAAGGAATAGCGAATGGCATCTACAGCGTGTTTAATATCGCCAAAATCCATTACCATTCCGTTTTCATTAGGTTCGCCTTCTATTGAAATACTGGCGTGGTAAGTGTGCCCATGAATGTTTCTAGATTTTATGTGGTCAAACACATTAACAACCCTGTTAAGGGTATGTGCTGCATCAAAAAAGAATGTTTGGGTTAATTTCAAAATAATCCTTCTTGTTCAACTTGCATAAAGTTCCATACTGGCGGTGCATTATGGGCTTCAATTCTTGCTCTCATTACTTGTGCCCTAGCTTCTTTGGTAGGTGGTGGATAATTGCCGTTTTTCCAATGTTTGTCAATCCCCACATTTCTGCCAATATTGGTGCTGTCTGTAGAACTAAACGGAAACTTTGTAAATACTGCGGGGTCTAGCATCCTAAGACCATGTAGCTTGCAGATAGGTCTGCCCATATCATCGCAAATAACCCGCATAGCAGCACCCATTCTTGACCACCAAGCGTTAGTGCCAACAGTAGCGTATTCGCCTGAACTACCCAAACAAACCCGAACATAGGTATTTGCTAGTTGTTCTAGTCTTTCTAAAGATTCGTGCATATGCCATACAGGAGTACCAAACCAATAAGGTAGTGGGCAATCTTTAAGTAAAGCATCGTTGTCAGCTTCCGTACCATCAATCACATCAGGAATCACCGCAAAATCACACGATGGCACTTTTTTAAGATTTAATGCCCAATCGTAAAACTCAGTCCAATCTTTAATTGGTTTGCCTTGCTTCCAAGCACTAAAAGCACCATTGTCTAAGGCAAATGATTGGCATACTTCTATGGCTGTACCTACTTGGTCTGAATGGGCAAAAGATACAAAAGCATGACCAGCTTGCACAGCGTAATTAGCAACTGTGGCTGGAGTTATAGGAAGTCCATGATAGTGAATCAAAATGGTGCATCCTCAAATTTAGGCTTATCAGCTTTTACAAACTGGTAAGTCCAATCGGTATAGGTTTTAATTAAATGCTCGGCTTCATGTTTAGTCTTTACTGTACGGATTAATTCACCATGCTCATCATATATTTTGTAATGGCTATAAGCGTTTATGCGGTCATCGGTAGTAAAAGTAGTCATTGCAACACTCTTGGGCTAGGTGGGGTTGGTGGATTCATTGGTACTGTATAGCTAGGAGTACCAATAGCATAACCTTGCGGTGTAACGACTTGATTTGGGTAAATTGTGGCGTTTTGTATTACGCCTTGATTGTTTACTATTTGAACCTGATTACCTTGTTTTTGTACATAATAAGAAACATTACCTTGTGGCGTAGTAATGACATAGGTTTGAGCATAACTATTCATGGAAAGCGTTAATAACAAAATAAGTATTTTCATAATCCCCCCTTTAAAGGCTGTAGGTTAAGTTTACTTAATTATAAGATATATAGGGATAAACCCTTATGACTCATAAATATTACATTAACGCCTATAAAGTAACCTATAAGTTACATTATGTTGGTATATATAATTTACATATAACTTTTTGTATTAAAGAACCCTTTAATTGCAAGCTCTTTTCCCATAGAACGACCAACGCCACAAGTGGCGATACTGTCAAGAGATGTATCGAGTAACGACTCTACCCAAGCTGGCTTGACCCAGTATCTTGGCGGCTATCGCAGGTGTCGACCCTCGCTCCGATGCTGAATCTCCATCGGCCTCTAGCCCATCCCCGACTTTTTCTAACACCCTGTCGTTTCGGGTGGCAGAAATAGAAAAACCCCTTTAGGTTGCTCTAAGTTGAACCCGCTTAATAAATGTGTCGAAATCATTTAGTAAACGCTCAGGGCAACCCAAAAGGGTCTTGTGGCTTCGACATAACTACTAAGCAGGGTTCAATCTGCTTGTACAGTATAACACTAAATCAACGCAACTCAGGCCATATCAACTGGTATGAGTCAGGAAATAAGTCTTTACGGCTTACTAATCCTTTGGATTCTTGTTCTAACAAAGCCCCTAAATAGACCATCTTATCGGCAGGAATACCTGAATTTTTCCACATAGACACCGCAGGTACGCTAATTTTGCAGATTTTGGCTATTTTGGTAGGCCCACCCAGTAACTCGATAATTTGGCTATCGGTAAACACTTTTTTCTTTCGCATTAAGCTATCTTACCAAATAAACAACGCAGATTCAAATAGTTTGCACTTTTTTTTAATTTGGCTTAATATGGTGGTACAGCATAAGCTGTTTACTTTTGGAGATGATTATGGATGACTTACAGCAATTACATAACGAAATGATGGCAGACCAAGAACGCCTTGAGATAGCTTTAGATAAGGCAGAGGATGGCGATATGTTGACTTTGGCAGAAATTGACCTAATCAGGTTTCATTGTGGCTTACCCAATAAGCGTAGGATTAGCCCCATTTTGGGTACGATTTTTGACGATTTTTCTAATATTTTTGGGGGGAAACAATGATTGTGACAGGCACAACTACAGAAAAGAAAGAGTTTAAGGTAGCACCAGTAGGGTCGCACCTAGCTCGTTTATACCGAATTATTGACTTAGGTACACAGAAGTCCGAGTACATGGGTCAAGTCAAGATGCTACGCAAAGTGAAGTTTTTTTGGGAGCTTCATGGCGATGATTTAAAGATTGAGGGCAAACCCCTTATCCAAACACGCAACTACACGCTGTCGCTAGGCGATAAGGCTTCGTTACGGAAGGACTTGGAATCTTGGCGTGGCAAATCATTTACCGATGATGAGTTGCGTGGCTTTGACTTACGCAATTTGTTAGATAAATGGTGCATGGTTACTGTTCAGCATAGGACTGCCAATAACGGCAATACCTACGCTGATGCGGTGGCTATTACCCCAGTTCCCGCAATCGTACAAAAAGCAGGTATGCCACAGGGCGTAAACCCTTGCGTATTGTTTGACTTGCAAAAGTTTGACCAAGAAATATTTGACAGCTTATCGCAAGGTCTAAAAGACCAAATCATGCTGTCAGCCGAGTACCGCAACACCTTTACCGATGTAAATAAGCAGTTGCAAGACGCAGCAATAGAGGACGATTCCGTCCCGTTTTGAGGGGGTAACCTTTAGGAGCGAGCTATGAACCACATGATTAAAGACTTTATTGACCAAAAATATACAGTCAAGACCTTTCAAGAACGGGGCTACGATGAAGAAGTACCTATCATCGGATTTGCCCAAGATGACTTGGAAACTGTCATTAAAACTGTGGTTCAGGCTTGTGCCGACAGGGTTAAAAACTCAGACGATAGAATGGCTGTGCTACAGTTAATGTAATGTTTAACAGGGGGAATTATGTTAGTGAAAGAGAATACAAGTGAGAGCGGTCATTGGTACTTACCCGATGGCAGTCCAGCCTATCGCATCATTGGCAAGAATGGCAAAGAAAGAAACTCAACTGTCAAAGACGCAAGAGAACATGGCCTACTGCCCTCAGTTACCACAATTATTGGTTGTGCGTCAAAACCCGCATTGGATGTATGGAAACAACAACAAGCCATATTGTCCGCTCTTACATTACCTCGCTTAGAGGGTGAGTCGGAAGAAGATTGGTTAAGTCGGGTTGTATCGGATTCTAAAGAAACCGCTAAATCGGCAGCAGAGCGTGGCACACAGATACATGGGGTCATAGAAGCCTTCTACGAGGGCATTTATATACCTGAGCTACCACCCTATGTCCGAGCCGTAGAAAACGCCATAAACGAGCATTTTGGCTCACAGCTATGGATTTCTGAGAAGTCCTTTGCTTATGGTGGGTTTGGCGGTAAATGCGACCTAGTTGCCAAGTCAGGCTTTGTGGTTGACTTTAAAACGACTGAGAAAGACTTAGACAAGCTCGATTATTTCTTTGACCACCAAATGCAGTTGTCAGCCTACCGACAGGGGTTTGAGATGCCCAAAGCTCGGTGTGCCATTGTTTATGTAAACGCCCTACAAAATAAGGCTAAACTAGTAGAGATACCTGAAGATGACCTGAGAATTGGGTGGGAATGTTTTACCCATTTATTAGCGTTTTATAGGGCTAAAAACAAACTATAATGATTACGGGGT